TATACAAGGGCCGCAGGGTGAACAGGGTATACAAGGGCCGCAGGGTGAACAGGGTGCTCAAGGTGCTCAAGGACCCGCCGGAGCAACTGGCGCCACGGGTGCAACTGGAGCGCAAGGTCCTCAAGGTCCCGTCGGCGCTACGGGCGCTACTGGGGCACAAGGGCCTCAAGGTGATCCCGGTCCAACTGGTGCTACTGGTGCTACGGGGGCAACCGGTGCGACTGGTGCAACTGGACCCGCCGGCCCGGGAGTGCCGAACGGGGGCACGACTGGCCAAGTCCTGAAGAAGCAAAGCAATACGGATCAAGATACCGTTTGGGATGACGATGATACGGGCACGGGGGTTCCGCCCGGCGGAACAACCGGGCAGGTTCTAACGAAGCAGAGTAACGCGGATGGGGATGCAGACTGGGAGACGCCTTCTGGCGGTCCCGGCAGCGTTGCATGGGGTGCGATTACCGGAACGTTATCGGCGCAAACGGACCTACAAACCGCGTTGGATACTAAAGCGGCAAAGTCGGCGAATTTGTCTGATCTCGCGAATGCTGTCACGGCATTTGGAAACATCAAGCAAGCCGCTACGGACTCGGCAACGGGGGTAGTGGAGTTGGCCACGGTTGCAGAATCCGGGACAGGCACCGACACTTCTCGCGCTGTTACTCCTGCGGGACTTTTTCCGGCGAAGATTGACGCGGCTAGTGCGTCCACTACTGATTTAGGTGCGGTTGCTTCGCCGGTTATCCGGATTACCGGAACTACGACGATAACGGCGTTCGGGACAGTCGCCTCCGGGATTCGCAAGGAAGTTTATTTTGAAGGTTCCTTGTCCTTGGAGCATAGCGCCGCGTTGAGCTTGCCGGGTAGTCGCGATATTCTGACGCGCGCGGGAGATTCGTTGCTGGCACTGTCTCTCGGGTCTGGAAACTGGGTAGTGCTTCGATACAACCGGGCAATCGCTCCGGAATGGGATGCGGAGGTTTCAAAGACCGCAGATCAAACAGTGACCAACGACACTACTTTGACTAATGACTCTGATTTGGTTCTGCCGATGGAAGCGAATACGGGTTATCTGTTCGAGCTAATTATTCTTTACACAGGTAACGACGCGACCGGGGATTACAAGTGGGCTCTGGCCTACCCAACAGTCGCGGATGGACAGAATGTGTGGGGTTTCCCGGTTATCTGGAATACTGCGGCGAACGGGCTGACTAATTCGTCCGCAGGCGCCGGCACCGCTTTGTTTCCGGCGTCCGGTCAGCAGGTCGGCGTCGATCCGAATATAATTATGATGCAGTGGATTCGGTTTTTCATTTACAACCAAACCGCCGGCAACATGCAATACCAGTTTGCCAACTTCGCGGCAAGCTCGGGTCGGACTTCAATTACGAAGGCCGGCTCCATAATGCGAATGAAACGTCTTACCCTACCATAAAATTATGAAAAAAGTTGACATTGATCTCAGTGAACAGAGCCCTTGCGGCCCTTGTTGTGTTTCTGAGTCCTCCAAGGACCCGCAAAAGTATTATCCGTCCGTCACATACCACAGTGACGAACCGATTGAATTGCCAGAATCCGGGCGTCTCGTGATCGAGTTTAAGAAAGTCGAGTCGCGAGAATCAAATTGGGACGGTAAAGAGTCACACTCTTGCACGTTTGAAATTCGCAAGATCACAGGTGTAGAGGCCAATGACGAGGTCGACGAATCGAACAACGCCGGTAAGGTGAAGGACGAAGCCGGCGACGCGTTGGATAAGCTCAAAGAGGAATACGTTAAGACGAAGAAAAAGGATTACTGATGTTTTTGGTATCTGACATTTGGGACGAGGCCCTGACGATTTTCGGGGCTTGCGACGAGACGACGATGTTCCGTTGGATCGCGGACTCGGTTGATCTAGTTGCCAACAAAGGTGATTTTGACGGCTGGAAAGGCACGTTGGACATCTGCACTTCCGGAGATGGGACGATGGTTTCGCTTCCGAGAGAAGTGGGCGTAGTGTATGCCTGTAATATCGGTGGGCACCCTACGCTCGGTAAAGGGCAGCTTTTCAATTTCCATTTGAACGGCCCCGGCGACTGCACTCAGTCCTGTGAGTGGTCTTGGTTGGATTTGGGCGGTATGCACCCGACTTATCAAGACATCACGGTTCCGAACAAAATCGTCGCTTACATTTCCTCCGAGGCGGATAACGGCAAAAAGGTTTTGCTCTACGGCTACGACCGGAACGGCAACAAACTGAGTCGTCAGATTTCCGGTCAGTGGCAGAACGGTTATCAGGTTCCGACGATCTACGGTTACGCCATGCCGGACGATGAAGCCCCCGAGGTTGCGCGGATCATCCGTATCGTGAAGGAACCCACGGAGGGACCTGTTCGTATCGCTACTATCGACAGCGACGGCAATGAAGGGCAACTCTTAACCGTGCTGGAACCGGACGAACGTTTCCCGCAATACCGCCGGATCAAACTCGGGCGCAAGAGTAGCTGGGTTCGCATCGCCTATCGCCGGGCGAGTGAGTCATTTTCCAGCCGTTCGGATCATATCTTGTTGCGTAGCCGGCTTGGCTTTCTACTCGCACTTCAGGCGCGCAAGAGCTACCACGAAAAAGATTATGCGGCGGCTCATGCGGCGGAAGCGGACGCAGCCCGGTTGGAGTTGGAAGCTCAGAACGCGAACGAGTCTCCGACTTACACGCCGATCCAAGTGATCGACACGAATAATTTGCAGGACAAGCGCGACGTTGACATCGTTTAATTATGGCTGGAAAGCTTCTTGATGTAGACGTTACGTTCTTCCGGGGTGCCAAGTCGGACGCTGATCCCAGTCAGCTTCCGATGGGATACTACTTCGGCGGGTTCAACGTCGTGAATCAGGGTGGTGTGATTTCGTGTCGCCCGGGGCACCGTTGCGTCATAACATTCCCGGAAGGAAATCTCCAAGGCGGTGCTTTCTTCAGACCGAAAGTAGGTCTGGAACAAATCGTCGTCGCGGTGGACGGTCGAGTGTTCGTAGCCGATTTTCCATTCGTCTCATTTCGGCAGTTGTCTAACCTGTTGTTCTCGGCATCGGCGAGACAGATTTTTTTCGAGATGACGCTACAAACGGCCCGGCGCCGGACTACCGATCAAGCTGCGGCGATTGAGTTGATCGAACCGAAAGCCGTTATGATGATTCAGGACGGCGGGTTGACGGCGCCCGGGTTTTACGACGGCACGGAAGACGGCCATATCCGGGATAACGCATTCGAGACGCCTGCGGGTGGTGTGATGAAATGGCTGGGTGACCGCCTATGGCTCGCCGTCGGGTCCCAAGTCCGCGCGTCAGATATTGGTAATCCGTTTTCGTTTCGTGAGGAACTTTACCTCGGGGGAACTGACGCCTTTAATTTTGACTCCGAGATCACGGGCATGGAGGCGGCTCCGGGAACGGAGAATCCGCAACTACTGGTGTTCACCGATCACAACGGCTCCCTGCTAAAAGTTTACCTGCGCGACCGGGCTTCGTGGCAAACGGAGCCAAACATGCAGACGGAAGTTTTCAAAGTCGGCTGTTCCAGCCAGCGTTCGATTGTCGCACACATGGGGCAGCTTATGTGGTATGCGCCGTCCGGGACGGTATTTTTCGATTCCGCGTTTCTGTCAAAGCAATCTGCGCGGTTGCCCTTCCGTGATTCTGAGATGATGCAATCCAAGTCACAAATGAGTAAAGACACGAGCTTGGTTGCCGGCGCCGCCTACGGAAATTATCTACTGATGTCGGTTCCTTCAGAGGACTCTTACAATCGACATACGTGGGTATTGAATAACGCAAGCTTCGAGTCCTTGCAGGATTCCTCGGGCCCGTCTTGGTGTGGACTTTGGACCGGGACCCGTCCGGTGCAGTGGTTGTATGGTTCAATCGCCGGCTCAGACCGCATTTACCACTTGTCGAAGGACGCAGACGGCTCTAACCGCCTGTGGGAATCTTTCACCCCGGATCGCTTGGACAACGGCTGCCCGATTACGTGGGCCGCAGAGCTTCGAGGATTCTTCGGTCCCACAGGGCAGGCACAGAAGTCAATCG